AGTATCGCCGTATTGCCAAACTAAGAATGATTGGTTTTGATCCGAGTCCCGAATTGGGACAAACAGAAGTCCCGGATCTTACGGAATATGGCTTCTTGTCTGACAGCGTGGAGTTCCCAGAATTGGGGGCCATGATTGACAGGAACAAAAAGTTTTATGACCTATATGGCAAATAATTTAATACAATTCAATCGAAAGGATTGAGACATGGGCGTACCAATTAACAATGTGACAAGGCGCGTGGTCTATGCCGCATCAGGCACAGGCCCGTACAACTTCACGTTCGAGATCCTTGCGGCTGGCGACATCGCTGTTTACAAGGATGATGCGTTGCTGACGTTGACTACTGATTACACGGTCACAATCAATAGCAATGGTACTGGCTTTGTCACACTGGTGGCATCGCCCACAGGAGCTACGCAAATTGCCATCGTCGGCAACCGCACCATTCAGCGAACTACAGACTTCGTTACTGGCGGCGACTTCTTTGCTAACACGGTCAACGACGAACTAGATCAGCAAACGATCTTCGCGCAGCAGAATGCAGAAGGTCTAGGTCGCGCACTGCAAGCGCCACAGACTGATCCGACCACAATCAATATGACATTGCCTCGTGCAACGTTACGGGCCGGAAAGAACCTAGCGTTTGACTCAAACGGCAATCCAACACTTGGCGACACGCTCGGAACTAACCGTGGTAACTGGGCAGCTTCTGTACTTTACTACGTCCGAGATATCGTTAAGGACACCAGCAACAATAACATTTGGCAATGCGTTACCCAGCATACCTCTACCGGGTCACAGCCTATCTCAACAAACGTTGATGCAGCCAAGTGGCTACTGCTGGTAGACGCAGCGTCTGCAACATCAAGTGCTGCTGCGGCTGCTTCTAGCGAAACGAACGCTGCTGCGTCTGCTTCTCTGGCTAATGACTGGGCAACCAAAACCGCTAGTCCAGTAGCAGGCGGCGAATACTCAGCTAAGTACCATGCACAAGCTGCGGCTACATCAGCATCTAACGCTTCGACATCTGCCTCCAATGCAGCATCGGCACAGTCTGCTGCTGAAGCTGCCCGTGACCAGACGCTGGCATCTTTTGATTCGTTCGATGATCGCTACCTTGGTGCTAAAGCTTCTGACCCATCCGTAGATAATGATGGCAATGCACTGGTTGCTGGTGCGCTGTACTTTAACAGCACTAGTGGGGTAATGAAAGTTTACACCGGCAGCACATGGGTAGCAGCCTATGTCTCTGGTACAGACTTCCTTGCCAAGGCAAGCAACTTATCTGACTTGCAAAGCGCTGCTACTGCTAGAACAAACCTTGGTGGCACCACAGTTGGTATCGGGGTGTTTACTGCGGCAACAGCAGCGGCAGCACAGCAGGCGATGGATGTTGAGGTTGGCGTTGACGTACAGGCCTACGACGCTGACACAGCCAAAACCGATGTAACGCAATCGTTTACTAGGGCGCAGCGTGGCGCAATCTCAGCATTGACAGACGGTGCGACGATCACGGCTGACTTCGCTGTGGCAAATAACTTCAGCGTGACACTGGGCGGCAACCGGACACTGGCAAACCCGAGCAACCAGACGGCAGGCCAGAGCGGTGCGATCACCATTACGCAGGACGGCACAGGCAGCAGGACGCTGGCCTACGGCAGCAACTGGAAATTCAGCAACGGAGCAGCGCCAGTATTGACTACGACTGCCAATGCTGTCGATGTGCTGGTTTACTTTGTTGAGAGCAGCAGCCGCATTACTGCGCGCCTTGTGAGCGATGTGAAATGATTGACGCACTTCCATTACTGCTTGCCCCAGAGGGCTACCAGATCAGCCGCAGCGTTCGTCTGCGAGAGAGCGCGGCTGCGTCTTTTACCAGAACGCCTGCAAGTTCCGGTGACCGCAAGCTGTGGACATGGAGCGGGTGGATTAAGCGCGGCGATCTTGAAACCGTAAATCCATTTTTTGGGGCTTCAGTTGACGCAGATACATTAACGACATTAAATTTCAATTCAACTGGAACGATAAGGTTTTACAGGGAATCTGGGACTGTTCTCGTTGCTTTGGGAGAAACCACTGCGGTTTACCGTGACCCATCGGCTTGGTATCACATTGTTTGTGCGTATGACTCAGCACAAGCATCTTCAACTAACAGATTAAAAATATATGCTAATGGAGTTCAGCAAACTTTTACATGGTCTACCACTTTGCCTTTAGATCATCAATCAAACATTAACGCTAATCAACTACATAGCATAGGCACTGCCCCACAATACACATCAACATTTGATGGCTACATAACCGAAGTCAACTTCATCGATGGCCAAGCCTTAGACCCTTCGTCGTTCGGTGAAACCAATCCTGTTACCGGAGTCTGGCGGCCTAAGAAGTACATTGGCACCTACGGCACGAACGGTTTTTACCTGAACTTCTCCGACAACAGCAGCAACACCTCGACTACTATTGGCAAAGACCACTCAGGCAACGGCAACAACTGGACACCGAATAACATCAGCGTGACCAGCGGCATCACCTATGACTCGATGCTGGATGTGCCAACACCGTGGGATGATGGCGGTAATGGGCGGGGGAATTACCCGGTCTGGAATCCTATTGAGCCAAACGCTGCTTTAGGCGGCGGGACTGTTGATGGAAATCTACTTGGCTATCCAGCAAACACGGCGGGGACAGGCCAGTTAAAAGCAACAGTAAACTTTCCGACATCAGGAAAGTTTTATTGTGAAGTTACGCCTACGGTTATCACTTCTGCAACAGCAACGATTGGGTTGCTGAAATCAACAATACCTGTCAATACAGCACCTTCTTCGGTCGGTGATGAATACGTCTATCGGAGTAATGGCAATAAGTCTGACGGTTCGACGGTTACTTCGTATGGCGCAACCTACACAACCAACGATGTAATTGGTATTGCCTTTGACATAGACGCTGGGACAATAACCTTTTACAAGAACGGCACTACGCAGGGGGAAGCTTACTCGGGCATCACTGGCGAATATGTCGCCTCCGCTCGTGACTCTGCTACCGGAGGTGTGGTTCGGTACGCTATCAACTTCGGCCAGCGCCCATTCGCCTACACGCCACCAACAGGCTTCAAAGCACTGAACACGCAGAACCTTCCGACCCCGACTATTCTGAAGGGGAATCAGTATTTTGATGTTGCGCTTCAGACTGGCAACACGACAGGCCGCACAGTATCTGGCCTAGCGTTTCAGCCTGACTTAGTGTGGGTGAAGAACCGCGCAGGTTCCTCGAACCGCCGCTGGGGTGTGATCGACTCTGTGCGCGGCGTGAACAAGACACTCTCGACTGCGCTGACCGATGCTGAAGTCACAAGTCAAAGCGATCTGCTGACTGCATTCAACTCGGACGGGTTCACCATCGGGGCTGACGCTGGCCTCTACGGGTGGAACGGATTTGCTGAGAGCTACGCGCACTTCACATGGAAAGAAGGCCCGACGCAAGGCTTCGACATTGTGACTTATACGGGGAATGCAAGCGGTGCTGCGCGGTCGGTCGCGCACAACCTTGGTGTCGCTCCGCGCCTAATGATTACCAAAGGCCGCGAGGCTCAAGTCACTGGTACGGATAACTGGCTTGCGTGGCACGGGGCATTCGGCGCTGGTGAGTATCTCGTGCTGAACAGCACTGCTGCAAAGGCAACCTCGTCTTCGTACTGGGGCAACACGGTTCCGACATCGTCCAACTTCTTTGTCGGCGGTGGCGCATCCAACGTCCACAACGAGAGCGGCAAGAACTACATCGCCTACCTATTCAGCGAAGTCGCAGGTTTTAGTCGCATGGGTAGCTATACAGGCAACGGCAGCGCGGATGGGCCGTTTGTGTTCTGCGGGTTTAGGCCGAAGTGGATCATGATTAAACGTACAGACAGCGCGACTTCAGCAAACTGGTTGTTAATTGATGCTTCACGGAACCCTAGCAACAACGCCAATTTGTTTTTGCTTGCAAATTCAACTGATGCAGAGGGGACTAATAATGAGTTTGATATTTTGTCAAACGGTTTTAAATGTCGATTTGTTGGAGGCAACTCAAACATTAGTGCCGCAACGTACATCTTCGCCGCTTTTGCCGAAAACCCATTTAAATACGCGCTTGCGAGGTAACCCATGTTTCTACTGAACGGACAACCGCTGCCACTCGACACGCCATTCAAGGATGCCGAGGGCAACAGCTACCCAGCCAACTGGCTGCGACTGACCACGATCCACGAGAAGAACGCCATCGGTATCACCGAGGTGCCTGATCCAGAGCCAGAGGTGCCAAGTGAATGATTGGCTGACTAACCTCGGTGTCGGTATCGCTGCTGCTGGCGCTGGTGCTTATGGTATGTACCAGAAGATCATGGCTGACAGCCGCAGCAACAAGGCCGCTGATGCGACTGATGCTGCATGGCAGCAGGTCATCACGACCTTGCGCGAGGAAGTGTCACGCCTGTCTGATCGACTGGCTGCTGTCGAGGAACAGAACCGTAAGTGCGAGGAGATGAACGATACCTTGCGTGAAGAAATACACCAGATGAAAAAGCAGTTGCATCTCTTTTAATATGTGGATCCACTAACCCTACTTGCTGCTGCCAATGCTGCTGTCGCTGCCGTCAAGAAAGGATGCCAGCTATACAAGGACATCAAGGGCGCAGCAGGTGAGGTTAAGGATGTACTGGATGATCTGAAGTCGCAGTTCCAGAAGATACCGAATCCAACGAACGCTCAGAAGATTCAGTACAACGAGGAGGTGCAGCGGGTACAAGAGATTGGCAAGGCTGATCCGAACGATGTGTTCATCAATATCGGCAATGACCTTGGTGTGCTGATGGATGAGTACGACAAGATAGGCAAGGTGTTTATTCAGCAGGAGGCAGAGGCACAGCAGGTTTACACCGGAACTGAGAGCATAGGCAAGCGGGCATTGATGCGCGTCATAGTCCGGTCAAGACTCGATGCCATGCTGGCAGAGCTACGAGAGACAATGGTCTACAAGGCGCCGCCTGAACTAGGTGCATTGTGGACTAAGTACGAAGCGATGTGGAAGCAGATCGTCATCGAGCAGGATGAGGCGCACAAGCGTGAAACTACGCGACTGCAAATTGAATCACTGAGAAGGCGCAGGGCGGCAAGAATAAGGCGGGAGTATGCAACATGGTTTGGCGCAATCCTTTTCGTCGTGGTGTGGCTCCTCGGCGTATTGCATCTTCTTCGGGAGAGTCTGACGTATCGTTTGCTCTTGTCTTATGTGTATTAGTTATGGCCCTGACATTTGTGATTGTTCTGCCGGTGCTTGGTGTGATGTACATGGACTTGAATAATGCTAGGGCTGCGGTCGAGATGGAGATCAGGGCTATACGTGAACTACGCAAGCAGATTATTAACGAGCGAATGAGGGGTGAGTAATGCTGACACTAGATCAACTAAAGCAGATGCTACCAAAGAACCCGTATGTGGCTGACTGGCATGAAGCGCTTATTCAATTACTGCCAGACTACGACATCAATACCCCTCGCAGGATAGCTGCCTTCGTTGCTCAGTGCGCTCATGAATCGGGCGGGTTCATGGTACTCAAAGAGAACCTGAACTACAAGCCTGCCACCCTCCGTAAAATTTTTCCCAAGTATTTCCAGACAGATGCAATCGCCAATGACTACGCCTCAAGAATCAACAAGCAAATGCACATCGCAAACCGTGCCTACGCAAACCGTATGGGTAATGGTGACGAGTCTAGTGGCGATGGCTGGCGTTTCTGTGGTCGTGGTCTTATCCAACTTACCGGACGTAATAACTATCAAGCATTTGCTGACAGTCTGGAGATGAACATCAATGACCTACCTGAGTATCTCGGCACATTTGAAGGTGCGGCTCAGTCTGCCTGCTGGTTTTGGGAGACGAACAACCTGAACAAGTGGGCTGACAGTGGCGACATCAAGGAGTTGACACGCAGGATCAATGGTGGGTACATCGGTCTGGAGGATAGGATCAAGCATTACAACCATGCCCTTCATGTGATGGGAGGACATTGATGAGCCGACTGCTTATCCTGCTGGCGCTGGCTGGGTGTGAGCAGAGTTACCGATACCCTTGCCAGAACCCTGACAACTGGATGAATAAGGAATGTCAGAAGCCAGTCTGTGAAGTAAACCAGACTTGCCCCGACCATATCTTTGCAGACCAGAAACGCATGGAACCGTGGCTTAGTGGCGACAAGGTAACAACAGAACCAAAGGAAGACAAAGGGGGAAAGAATGACTGTGCTAAATAAACTGGCAAGCCGTGTGCTAGATCCCGGCAGGCTGTACACCACAGATGAATTGATGGCTCGACTGAAGTTTATCATTGGCATCTGTCTAACGCTGACACTGATGGGGATTATCTTTACGATCCTTTACTCGGTGATCTTTGTGACCCAGCCGTTGAAAGGTATCTCACCGATTGACCAGAAATTTTTTGAGGTGATTATCCCGGTGGCATCTTTCCTCTGCGGCATCTTGTCAGGCATCATGCTCAACGGCACAGACCAAGGCCAGATGGATGCGATGAAGACCACGATGGCTGGGTTCAGAGAGGCCAGCGCACAAGCAGCAAAGGCACCAGAGGTATTGCCTGAGTCCATGCCTACGCCTAAGTCTCAGCCTGCTGCTGGCCGTCCGACACCGCCTGCCCCTGTCTTTACTGGTGAGCCTGTTGCCCAGCAGGCTTCTGGCATAGGCTTCGATGGTAAGAAGGCTCCCCCACCTGCACCCGAACCGGAGGTTTGACATGAAAAAGATCGTTGCACTTATTGCGTTTATTCCATTTATTGCATTTGCTGGTGGCGAGATGAAGGAAGTCTGCCACATGGAAAAGGATAAGGCAGGCAAGGAGAAGAAGGTTTGCAAGGTAATCAAGGTACACAAAAAGCTTGAAGGCAAAAAAGTACCGGGGCAGAAATGAATATCGCCTACACTGCGCTGGCTGTCATCATTGCTGCTGGGGTAGCTGGCGCTTATGGCTACATGCGAGGGGAGGAGTCAGGCCGCTTGCAGGTACAGTCCAAGTGGGATGCTGAACGGGCAGAGCTTGAGGCGATCCATGCCCGTGACCAACAGATTGCACGGGAGCGAGAGAAGCTGATGCAGCAAACCGCAGACCGATTGAGACAGGAGAAAGACCGTGAGACACGCGATCTTAATAGCCGGGTTACTGCCCTTACTAACAGCCTGCGGGAGCGCCCCAGTCGCACCGCCGACTCGATCAGTGCCATGTCCAGTACCACCAATGCTGGATGCGCCCCCGTCGTATGTACTGGAGCAGGACTTTCTAAAGAGGATGGAGAATTTCTTGCAAGGGAAGCTGCCCGAGGAGCAGAAGCCGTTGCCCTCCTCAAGCAATGCCAAGCCCAGTACCAATCCTTAATCCCTAAGTAACCCGCTTGAAGTAGTCAGTCGGGATATGGACAACTGGTTCTATATCCTGACTGTCTCCTCTGTCCTTCCTGCCTCCGACTCCGTAGGTTACATCGCACCAGCCCTGTGTGTGGTAGAAGATCCCGTCATTCCACTTGACGATGACTAGGAACTTGCCGCCGATCTCCTGTGCCATTGCCTTGCCGTGCATCCACTTGTGCATAGACAGCATCAGGGTTGGGTACTGACTGCGAGGATTGTTGCGGCACTTGAGTTCAGCAAATGCTTTGGCCTCTCCCCGCTTGGTCAGCATCCAGTCCACATGGTAGGCACGAGGTAGCTTGTGGAAGTCCACCTCCCACATAAGGAACAATGCTTCCTGCACTTCCTTCTCGCGCTGTAGGTCAGCATCTGTCTCATAGATGGGACGCATTTTTTCCTTTTTCTATCGCCCGGTTGATATACCAAATCGCTTTCTGTAGGTCTTGCTCATACGTACCTTTCAAATTGGCACGGCTAATATACTTCACTGCGTTGCCAAGATGGTAGTCAAGCTGTTTGGCTTCAATGTAATCAATCGTTTCAATACCACCAGCGGTGTAGTGTGGCGGGTTATTTACCATGTCAGTCATCTCATCTCCTTCGTTAAGTACCGCAGCTCTACCACCTGCGCCGCTTCGCGTAGCTTTGATACGTTTGTTTTTTTCATCACCTCAATTGCAATTGCCACAAAAGTTTCAATCTCTGCCCGTTCTTCGTCACCCCAGCCTATGAGTCCAGCCACAGCATATTGCAATCGAGCATCTTTTAGCTTTGCTACGTGTTCAACCAGATACTCCAGATCTTCGCGGGGTATTGATGCACGTCGTTGTAATAGTTCAATCATTCGTTCAGCTTGCTCTGCGACAAAATCAGCGTCTGGCCTCAACCTTCTCACAGCTTGTGTCCCCTGATCCGTCGGCATCTCTCGCGCTCTTGTGGTGTAATGTCTGGACTGATCTCCGCAATGGTGCAGATGTTGTGTCGTACCGGCGGGGGTTGTATTGCAATGAGTATTACCATCACCAATGAACAGCAGGCGATGATGGCGTACCAGATAACTGCTAATGACTCAGGTATTGAGTCTTTTTTTTCTTCTTGCATTTCCATTTCCAACTCCTTCACTTGTCGTTTACGCCACAGGCTCATTTGAGATCGTCCACGCTGGACAAGTCTCGGGCCACCCGTAGCACTGCGAGGATGGCTTGGTCTACGCTGTTGACCACATCAACCTGACCTCGCCAATCCCTGTGCCAGATGATCTGGTCTGCGGTTAGCTTCTGTTGGGACGGTATCTTTGTGCCGTCCTTGATCTCCAGCAGGATATTGAATCCTTTGTATCCCACCAGTAGATCAGGACAGCCACCACCTACGCTGTGTAGATGCTGGACGAAGCAGCCCATGTGCCGCAAGGCTTTGACTATTTCCTTCTGGTTCTCATCAATTCTTGCGGCTCTCATACCACTCCTCACGTTTAAAAACTATGCCGTCCTTTGCTGGGCTGTACGCATCGCAGTCAACGTCTACGCTGATCGACATAAATACAGCCCCGTCCCTTTGCAAGTCTGCTGCCATGCACCTGCCGTACCCCACCCTTGCATGGGAGGGGTAGTCTTTAAGATTAAAGTTAATACAGTGCAGGCAGCGCATTACTTTTCCCGTAAAAGCTTGGTGACTTGCGTTCAAGACATGGCTTGCATATCCATCGCTTTGTCCTGTTGCAATCCTTCCAGCGACCGCCATCAAGTTCACGAAAACAATTGCATGAGGTACACCATCGCATTCCACTTTTCTCCAGTCTTTTCATAGCAGTCCTTTGATGTCTCGGATGGGTATGTCGTACTTCTCGTGAATCTTCAGGATGATGGCGGCTGTGACTGGCCTGCCTGCCCGGATCTTGCAGACAGCAGACGGCACCACATCGAGCGCCACTGCTAGTGCATTGTCATTTTTTAGACGATAATTTTTTATCAAAAAATCGAATAGTCGATGAGCCGGTTTCCTTATTTTTTCTGGTGGAGATTCTGTATTCATTGATTGTCCTTTTAACATCTGTCTCTACTGCTGGGGTTGGGATGAAGCGGTTAGGATCACCAGCGATCTGTTCGCTGATAAGTTTTTTCCTACCTCGAAGGTACTCTTTTGCTAGCTCAAGCTTGACGTTGTAGTCCATTGTCTGCCCTCACATTGTCTGGTTGTCCTTCCTCTTTCATCTTTGCACCCAAGTAAGCCAGTCGTGTCTGGTAGGCTTGGGTTAATACTACACGCAGCATCGTATCAATCCGCTTCATGGTAGGTTCATTGGCTTCGCGCAGTTGCCGCAGTTTGGTCATCCGTTCCCGAGGCGGCTTTTGGCCTGCCTGCGTGACTTGATCGGCGAGCTTGTTGTACTCAACCAGCCACGTATCCAGCGAATTGAAGGGTATGGGTTCCTTCCCCGGCACAAAGAGGTTCCATTCAGCACCAGTTTCCTGCGCCACGACTGGACTAGCGACCTCCTCCCCTTCCACGGGAGCAGCGTCCTGAACGTCGATAGCCTCCGCAGGAATGTCTGCCGTCTTTGTCTCTGGCTCCTGTGCGTCGGCATCTGGAACGATCTCTGCATCAAGTACCTCATAGGTTTCCTCTATCAATTTTGCTGGAGCGATAGCATCCAACGGGTTACGTGGAATGTCCTTGATCTCTGCTGACTTGGCATCTGACGGGTAGTCCTGTGCCTCCTCGGCGGTGATGAGTCCCTTCAAGGCATCTGGGAAGGCATCACGCAGGGCAAAACCTCTGGCTCTCATCTGTAGCATTCGCTTTGGATACTGTGTCCACGGCCCCTGCTTATTCCACAGTCCTGCCCGCTTGGCATCCTCTACGGAGAACCGTGCTGTGACGGGCTTACGGCCTCGTCTGTGGGCGATACAGACCGCGACAGGGTTCGGCGTACCTTCGCCCTCAAAGAACTCCTCCACGCCCTCACAGGCTGGGTGTGCCTGCACCAGTGCCATGGCTGCATCACCGTAGACTGACGGCTTGCCGTTGATGACTGAGATGTTTTGCAAAGCTTGCATCGGGGCAAGACCGATCTCTGTTCCCCATTGGATCGCCACCAAGATATCCAGTGGCTTGCCTGCATAATTCTTCGGGACAAGATTGCTGTTCGCCAACTCAGAAGCAAAGTCTTTTGCCTCTGAGAATGTTGTCGGCAGGAATCCCTGTCGCACGGTGAGATTGCTCATTTTATTTCCTTCACGGTTAATGATGACTGGCGCACTGAGTACGCCGCCTTGCCTTTGACTACGCGATCTTGCGTCGCTTGGTAATTACGCATAGGCCAGCTTACTTGGTAACTTCCTATGGTTGCTTTACTGGCTGTCTGCATTGCTGCTTTGATCTTGGTTTCTCGATCATTGATACGGGCTTCGCATTCTTTGATGTCCTGCTTGGCCTCCAAAATGTCACGCGCCCACGTTTCAAATTCACCGCCGAGCTGGACTGCGACATCTTCTCCCTGCCCCCATGTTCTGTCGGCATCGGCAGAATTGACAGGCGGGTAGTAATCAATATGCCTGTCTGCTTTCCAGATGTCAAGTCTCCGCTGAAAGTCTAGTGTGGCATCGGCGATTGCTCGAAGGGTTCCTTCGTGGGGTTTGAACAGAAAGATGCGTAGCTCTGTGCCGCGATATAAGACCGCCAGAGCGCCCCATTTAGCTCCGGTGATGTCCATCTGTGCCTGTAGCTGGATTGGCCCTCTGTAGAGCGCTGGGCTATGCTCTGGTGCTGCTGATGTAAGCTTGGCTTCGAGGATGCCGCGACCGTCTAACCGGATGCTGTCGCCGTCCATTACCATGATGCCCTTGTCGGGATCGCTGGTGATGACTAGCCCGTCACCGTCTGCTGTCGCATCTAGGCTACATGCCAGCGGCAATAGCGGGTGAAAATAGGGTTCGGGATGTTTGGTGATTAGATTTGAAACGCCGAGCCGGACTGCCGCCCTTTCTAATATCACCGATTCAAACGTGTTGCCCCAGTCCATTGCTTCATTGGTAACGAAAACCGGCTCTTTATTTCCCAGCGCATCAATGGCCGCTGATAGTTCGTCATTCGGACTTCGGTATTTGCTGTGGCCCATAATTGCAGGCAGACGGGAAGCGGATAGCATCGTATCTGGTGTGACTTTTCCGACCATGGTAAACCCCTTATTAAAATGTTAATGTGACTCGCTGAATGATTCGCTCGATCAGTGACTGGTTGATTGTGTAACCCTGATCCGCTGACAGGTTGACTAGCAGCAAAACCTGTAAAGCATCCGGTTCTGACAGGTTAGGTGCTACTTCATAGAGTGTTGCGAGTGTTGCTGACTTTGCTGGTTGTTTTGCAAGTGTGACTGGCATAGTGGCCCCTTTCGGTTCATGTGGCGTTAAAAAAACCTGCCCGAAGGCAGGTTGAGTGCTGCTCTGATACGGTTAAGTTTCTGCGTAGTCTGCGATCATGTGCTTGGCTATTTCATGCCAGTTCACATCTTGCAAAAAAGCCAGTGCGTAATCACGCGCCAAGCCTTCTGGGGCAGAGTTCTCGATATTGTCGTGGGCGGTATCCTTCAGGCACAAGCTCAGTTCGTACGCGTCCATGATCTGCGCTGGGTCATCCCCAAAATCAGTGGGCGTCATGCCATCAATCAACTCCAGATTGACACGCCATGTGGCGTAATTAGTCCATCCGTTATATGTCTTATCCATTTTGCATTTCCTTTTAGGTTTAGCGGTTAGTGTTGTACGGCTTCGAGTATTGGGCAGCTAGTCAGGAACTCGCTGACACCAGCACAGGGTTTCTTGACTTCGGGAGTCTCGCACCAATGGGCAAATTGCTCTGCTGATCGGTGGGTGGGAAAGCGGGTGATGTCTTTAATCTCGATGCCTTTGAGCGGGCCAGAGACAAAGCGTTTGTAGTAGGTGACTTGATACATGGTCAAGCCTCCAGCAATTCGGTATTGGTGAAGTAAAGCCGAACGGTATAGCAGTCCGCATAGAGGTCAGATACAGCGTCCCGTGCAAAGCTCGCGCCATCGTCGAACATAACCGCTACAGTGAGGTCTGGAAGGCTTTTGATGTACGGATAAATGAACTCTTCCACCTCATTGGCCTCGGCATCAGACAAGCCTGAGAAGTCATCATTTACCAAAGCAGGGAGCCAGTGTCCCGCGATATTGAATTCATAATAGTCGTTTAGCATTTGTCATTTCCTTTCAGGGTTGACAGTTAATAATTAAATATTGTCTTCGGTGGTGATATGAACGGCTGTCAGGCCAACGAAGATAGCTGTGTACATGAGCAGTTCGGCGGTATCGAAGTCACCGGTAACAGCACCGATCAAGATGACGATTGCCAGAGCGATGAGCGAGAAAGCTTGAATGGTCTTCATTTTCATGTCGTGTCCTTTTAGGGTTGACGGGTTAGATTGCCAGTGCTGCTTGCTTAACCTCGATTGCGTATCCAAGTGCTTTAATATCGCGCAAGGTATTGCGTGTTAGGGTTTTCGTGCCAGCTATTTGAGCAAAAAGTTTACCGCTTTCGCAAATAGGGTAAATGACTTCGTTTCCGTAAACTTGCTTGATTTCAACAGTGATTGATTTCATTGTCGTTCCTTTTAGGGTTGACAGCCCGCCGAAGCGGGCGGGTTGATTATTTCCAGATGATAATGGCCGTCACTTCTGAAACATTGGAATAAGCCACTAGAGTAGTGGAAAGGTCTTTTATGTAGTTACGCTGTTCATTTGCTTTTTCTGAAGTGGCATGAAACTCTTCTTGCCTCATGCCTTTGTATTCATAGGTGAAGCGGTAAGCGTAGGTATAAGCTGATTTTTTCATGGCGTCTGTCCTTTCAGGTTTGACGTTAATGTGTGCTGCTGAGTGGCAGTATATATCTTGACAGCGGGAACACAAGATAATTATTTCAATCGATTATTGCATTGTGATAGCATCCGCCTATGGAACAGAAAGCCACATTATTAAGGTTGCGGGTTGATGTACGGGAAATGCTCGACCGGCAGGCAGAGCAGCAGCGTAGATCGCGGGTATCAATCGCAGAGCAGGCGATACGGGAGTATTGCAGGCAGCACGAGAGCACGGAAGACAAGCTTCAAAGGATGATCAATGCAAAGCTTTGAGATACCGGACAAGCCACTGATTGAGCAGCACAGGCCGCAGGACTTGCGGAAGTATTCCATTGTCCCGATCAGAGCAGCGAACGATAGACGGATCAGACCGGCAGCCATGCGGGTACTGCTGACAGTTTGCAGTTATGCGAACAGAGCAGGATTGTGTTGGCCTTCGCATGAGAATGTCGGCAAGGCATTGGGAGTATCAAGGCAGGCAGCAGGCAGGCAGATCAGAATCCTGAGAGAACTAGGTTATTTCAAGGTAGTGAAGAACCATTCATACGGGAAGACAGCGCAGATCATCCGTGTTATCTATGATGAAACATTGTCCAACAATGCGCTGATTGAGTCAGTCAAGTTCGAAGACCTGCCGCCTACACTGCAAGCTTGGCAAGAAAGAAAGACAACCGAATTGTTAAATAAGGGTAATGAACCGTTTAACAGTGTTGCAGTAACGGCAGAAAAGAACGAACGTTCGTATTTAAGTGTGGATGAAGTAATGTCAATGTGGCGAACAGAGTGTAACAAGGCAGGCATTGTCAGGATTGTAACCAGTGAAGACCGTGCTGCCGTGGTGTCGATGTGTGCTGCTGGAGTCAGCAGGGAGTCATTCGAGGGTGTGTTGCAGCAGGTATTCGCAGACTGGCAGCAGCATCGCAGGGAACCGCCGCATCGTCTGGCATGGTTCGCGAATCGCGTCGCAGCCGACCCCACCCATCGGCCCCCCACCCCATCGCCTACATC